CGGGCATACTTTCCCGGTCTTCTGATGCAGGCAAAATATCAAGACTTCTTCAACAAAAACCATGTAATATCGTCTTGCGGCAGACCGTCACGGCGGTACACAAAGCCGTATTCCACTAACCGCAAATCTCCGTAACGGTCAAGCATTTCTCCCGCGAAATCTCGCTTCCAGAGCTTTCCCGCGTGGCCACGGTATGGCACGGAAACCAAAGTCGGATTGTAGTATTCGCACAAAAGAATGTAGCGCTTGGCATGGCTGTATAGCTGGTCGTAGGCTTCTTCTATGCGCTCCGGCGGGATGTGTATTAACAGCCCCTTGGTCAGCACAAAATCGGCAGGGAGCAGGTCGGAGTCATAGATAGACCGATGCTGTATAATTACATTGTCTAGATCAGATAGACGGCGGCATGCGTTCGCGTTGATCTCAACCGCGGAGTAAAGCGCATCGGGCCAGACGTATTTCATCGCCTGTATGTTCTCGCCGGACCCGGCACCGAACTCGATCACCGATTCCGGCCTATCCATGAACACTGAAATCTTGCCGAAGAGGGCGATGTTATTGTTAACCCTACCCACGTTGCGCTCGGTATAATCGTCGCCAAAACTACCGGCCCAAAAGTCAAGCGTGTCCAATGATAGCCTCCGCGCGCTTCCAGTTTGATTCCGTATCAATATCCACCGCGCGCATAATATACGGTAAGGTGCGCGGCATGAAAAACTTTCGATGCTCCGTGAACGATCCGTAATTAAGCCAGTAGAATTGCCCCGCGTCGTGATACTTTGGAGTTAAGTCCTGCGTTCGCGTCATTGCGCTGTCGGGGTTGAGCATGTACAGAAGCCCATCATCACGGTAAAACGCGCGCTCGATAGGGTGCTCGTATATACACACCGGGACCACTGCGTCGATGCCGTCTTGCAGCTTATTGTACGCTGAAAGCAAATCGAACGGCTGCGTAAATACTGCTGTCGGAAGGATGACGCAAATCTTGTCATACTGGTTGTAGTGGGTAAGCACGTCCAGCACTACATCGGTCAAGGTAGCCGCATCGGTCGCCGCTTCCGGGCTTCGTAAAAATGGCACGTAGACGGAATACTTTTCAGCGATGTATTCGTCATCGGTGCTGATGATGATCTGCTGAAATAGGTTGGAGTAGTTCGCGGCGTCGAGCGGGTACTCAATTATCGGACGGCCCAAGAACTGCCGTGTGTTTTTCTTCGGTATCCGCTTGCTTCCGGCGCGGGCTGGTATTATACAGAGGTTCAGACAAGCCTCCGCAGAGTCCTAACAATAGCATTCCTTAGTTCGTTAAATCTTGCCTGTTCTACAGTTAAGCATTCACCAGAAAAGCAACCTATTTGCTCTATGTCTCGTATGGCGTCATAGATTGCATTCCTAAATACTTCTCGATCTATGTCGATCACATTCATAGCAATATATCCTTCAACTGCTCCGGCGTCCGCGCGAACTTCCCGGCGTCTGGACCTGTGGAATCATCGAGCTTGACGTGGCACTCGTAAATCTTCGGCTGATACTTCTTGAAAAGCTCGAAGTCAGTCGTGTGATCGCTCAGGCCCACGGAAAGCTTGTCGCCGAATTTATCGATGTAATCCTTTGCCTTCGCCGGGTACTCGGATATGCAGTACATAATCTTGAAGTTTGAACCGGCCTGAAGCGTCGGCTTGTCGGTGCTTATGATGACAGCCCTATCTTCCGGGATGTCGGCCGCGAGCATCCGCGAAGCATCGGTGTTAGCCAGCTTAATAAATGGCACGTCATAGGTCAAGAGAAAGTCGAGGCTGTCTTTGTCGAACACGCTGGCGGTAGTTCGCAGGCCCATAGCAGCGGCGTAGCGGTAGGCGCGTTCAAAGACTTCAAGTGACAACGGCGCGTTGTTTCCAGCGCGTTTGAATAACTGCCACTTGACAATAATGTTCTGCCGGGAGCCGATCTCGGCGATCTCCTTCACCATGCGACAGGCGTACTCTATTGAGTTTTTGCATGTATTACCGGAACCACAGTCTAGTATAATCATACTACCTCCTGGTGTGAGCGTGTAAAGTTAAAGTATATCGAATTCCAGTACACGCCGTCTACGTACTTCCTGCGCGGTAACTTATGAGTCACGACGCCACGCTCCTTGCAGATCGATCGCCAAAACCCTATTGCCTTACTACACTCGTAGCACTCGCCGTAAATATTGTCAAGATTAAGACGGTTGAACCCCTCGGAAATAAGCATGTTCACGGCCTGCCTTCCTATGCCTTCTCCGCGCCTTTCTGGATCAATGACAACCGATATTTCGGCGCTTCTGTTTTCGAGCGATATATTGACTAGGCCAACCATGCCAACAAAAGACATATCGCTATAAACAGCCCAAAAGCGGTGAGGCGAAACGCGACTTGAAATTGTGTTAAAATAGAAGTCCTCCTGCATCTCTTTTGTCAGCGGAAACGGAGTCCGGTACATGTCTATATCGAGATTGCGCCACTGCCTCACTGTCTCAGCATTCTCGCGGCTCATCGCGTCAAGATGCATGCGGCCTCTTGAACACTGTAAACTTCCGCAGGTCTGGGTATTCATCCCACGGAAGGTCGGGATTATCGTCTGGCATGTAGTTCATGAGCATGAGCCCCCTCGCGGCTTCCTCGGGCAACATATAACAGTGCTGTCCCGGAAGGTGAAACATGTCTTGCGCCGGCGGTACCCCAGCGGTTCTACCGTCGAATCTCATGATACGCAGCATAGCGGCGTCATCGTAATTGTCAAGCAAAATAAATCCACCGCGCCCTATTTTTAAGTGCTTACCCCAATGAGCCGAAAGGCAGTACATCGTTCCAGGCTCGTACATGCCCCTCCTAAAGCGCCTCGCGGAGTCGATGATATTGGTCTTTCCGAGTCTGTATGCACCAGACCAGCGGTAGTCTGTGAATCCGCAATAGCCGCCGGCGTTAAGCACTGAGTAAGCCACTCCGACGTAGGTATAAGCCGGGAGAATAACCTCTCGCTCAGTGGTTGCCATAAAGTGCAATCGCAGGGAAAGCAACAGAGCGTTGGTGCATGAGTCCACGGCAACAGCGCATGGTGCCCCGGAATACTCTGCGACGCGGTCCTCTAGTGCTGCTACTATGTCGTAGGGCTTCATATGGACTCGCAAATCCTAAGCGCGGCGTACAGGATACAGGCCGAAAACAATACAAGCAATATGCGGTAGAATGTATTCACTTGAATAGCCACTCACTATTTTTGTCTGACGAATACGTAAACCCTTCTGGAACCTGCACACCGCCGTCGTGGAACTTATCACTAGTCCACCACGAAAAGGCGGGATAAATTATGTAGTGCTCTGGATACTCGTAGGTGTTCCGCGCGTCCTCGGCAGTAATCATGATCTCGTGCAGCTTCTCGCCGGGCCTTATTCCTATGATATTAGGCCGGCAGCCCATTGAGCGCACAAGGTCAACTATGCGGAACGATGGTATCTTAGCCACGAATATCTCGCCGCCGCGCATGTCGGCAAAAGCCTTGAACACAAGGTCAACACCCTGATCGAGCGTGATGTAAAACCGCGTCATGTCTGGATGCGTCACGGGCAATTCGGTTGCCCCGTCGCGCTTCATCTGCTCAAATAATGGTATAACCGAACCGCGCGAATTCGCAACATTCCCATATCTGACCACACTGAATGTAGTGCCACCGCGCGGAGAGTAGGAATTCCCGGCTATAAAAAGCTTGTCAGAACAGAGCTTTGTAGCCCCGTAGAGGTTAACCGGATTTACGGCCTTATCTGTGGAAAGCGCCACGACTTGCTTCACCCCACGGTCAATGGCAACGTCAATTACGTTAATAGCCCCTATGGTGTTTGTGCGGATTGCCTCGATGGGATTGTACTCGCATATAGGAACGTGCTTCAATGCTGCGGCGTGGATGATGTAATCCACATCAGCACAGGCCCGGTAAAGGCGGTCCTTGTCACGTACATCACCGATGAAAAACCTTATTCGCGGGTCGTCGAACTTTTGCGCCATGATGTACTGCTTGTACTCGTCCCGAGAATAGATTATGATCTTCTTGGGATCGTGCTGGAGCAAGCGCTCAGTAAACTTATTACCGAAACTACCGGTTCCGCCGGTGATGAGTATAGTCTTATTCTGAAACAGGAGGCGCCTCCTCTTCGTCGGCCTGTTCAAGTGGCGGTATAATCATCGACTCTTTATCGTTGTTAAGGTCTTCAATCTCTTGTTCTGGATCGTCGATGAACGATGCCAGCGCAAGCCGAGTTTTGTCGCTCACAACGCCCTTCAGTTTGGTCTGGATTTCTGCCTCTTCAAGAAGGTTCTGCGGGTAGTTGCGGGTAAAGATGAAATCAACGTCAAGATAGTTGATCTTTGCGCCCTTGGCGTTCCATATCTCTGATAAGAGCTTGAACTGCTGACGTAGCGACTTTTTGAATTTCAGCTCGGAAGTAATACACTTGTACTCAAACGGCCTGAACTTGAAAGCCATCGCTACGCCGGTAAGGTTGCTTCCGAACTGGATGTCCTTCATGTTAGGAGTCTTGCTGAACCGATAGATGTTCGCCTCGATGCGGTCGAGATGGTGCTCTATAATGGCGTCGTCGATCTTCTTGGTAATGAAATCCACGCTGCCGTTTGGATCGGTAAGCGAGAAGCCACCGGTCTGCTGGGCCTGCTTCAACACATCACCGGTGATCTGTGCCCCTCTGAAAACCATATAAGCCAACCTGAATTGCTCGACCTCGTTGTTGACATCTGAAAGCGCCCGGTCGTAAGCATCTATGAGTTCAAGCTCCTTCTCGGCGTCGCCCTGAAGCTCGTCGTTGTTGGCAAAGCCGATAAGCGGATTCCCGGGCAGCATGTGGCGCACCACTGTCCCCTGCTTGTACTCTTCTTCATCGTCGTTTCGCGTAAACTCGGTCACGTTGAATGCGTCGTAGAGATACGCCTTGTGTATCTTTGTTTCCTTTCCGTCATCGCCCAAACCAACAACAGTATAATACCTGATCGAATAAAGAGGCACGTCAACCGATGGCCCAATAAAGATACACTCCCACGGATTGACAGCCATCGCCCGCAAGTCCCCGGTGCCCTCCTCGACATACAGAAGCCTCCCGCACAGGCCACAGATAGACGCCCTCTTTGCCGTCTCGGCGTCAAGGTCGGCCACGCTGTTAAGCTTGTTGAATTCACGTATAAATGCAAGGTCTTTGTCGTATTGCGGGCTGACGGTTGTCTCTTCCTTCTCGGGTTTTGGGGCCATGCCGATTGCCTGCCGCGCCTTGTCCATGACCGTATTAAGCACAGTCTTTTTAGTCTCGTATACAGTGCGGTCAAGATCGTAGACGATAGGAATGCCGGTGAAAAACCCAACCTTGACGTCTATGATCTCGCCGAAAAAGTCATTGTTGATCTTATTGTTGATCTTGTCGGTCTGCTTAGTAGAGCCGATGTAGTACTCTCGCGTCTTGATTGGCGTACCATCGGCGCCGGCCTTGTAGCGATCATAAAGCTCGTAGATCACCCTATGGCGATCGGAGGCGCTCTTGATAATCAAGCCTATCTGCTTTGCCGTGGGCGGCGACGTGATATTGGTAATTAACATTTCCCCTACCTGTACAACGAAAATGTGGCCCGAACCTCACGGCTGCGGCCAAGGTGCGAATATAAGGCATAGCGCTCAGAGTCCATAGAGTCGTCATCCATCTTAATCGGCTCCTCTTTCGCGGAGTTCTCCTTCCAGCGGTAATTGTAAATCTCGCGCAAGTAGTTCCGGTTATACTGTTGCACAAGATACAAACGTCGCTTCTTGAAACACTCGGCAACGAACGTAATTCCCTCGACGACTGGGTTCTCGGCCTCATGAACAACCAGTCCGCGCCCCCTCAGCGCTGCTATGTGGTCGGGCCTCGCAGGGTCGGCGTAGAAGGCTATTCCGCGATAGGTATTATTGATCTCCATCGCCTCGTGCGCCCACCAGTCAATGGACTGCTGCTTCGCCACGATCTCGCGTAGCCTGAATGCGTTTCCGTCGTGGTCAAGGCCATAGACCCCGATAACGCCGTTGTGCTCAAAGCCCCAGTCTATCCCGGCGAAGTGCTCTTTGAGATTGCCCGGCGCAACGTCCAGAACATGCACTCCGAGATCGAAGTCGCGGTAAATCATGCCCTCGGCGGCTACCCATAGGCCGTTGATGTCGCGGTCATAGAACATACCCGACGGAGTGGATTTCTTCAGTGATTCTTTGTACTCATCCGAAAGAAAGGCGTTGTCGTCCAGGGTGAAATGCCAGCTTTTAATATGTAGACGACCGTCCGAAAGAAGATCGCCGTCCTTGTCGATGTAATTGACTTTAATCGGGTGGTCTGGTCCTGCTGGGTTGGTATCCCAGAATATCCTTGCCCCATCACCGGAGCATCGCTTAAAGCACTGGTCAACCGTCGCGGCGTGGTGTTCAGTGACCTCATTAGCAAGCCAGCCGTGAGCCGTGAAGCCCTTAATCACCTTGTATGAGTCAATATTAGCGGAACCAAAGCATGATACTGTATTCCCGAACATCTGGAACTCGTTTGACTGAGTTAATATAGGGTTGATGCCTAGGTTCATATTCTCCAGTTCGTCTAAGACATTTCTGCGTATCGATGGGATAGAAGTCCCTGTGATGATGTACCTTCGCTTCTTCCCGCGGCTTTCCCATACGTGGTGGGTAAAGAGCATACAGTTAACTACTGTTTTTCCACTCCGAACCGCACCTTCAAGCACGGTTATTCTAGGACGATGCCGGTTGTCGAACGCTATTATGTCGTGTTGCTTCTGTGTCAGCACCTACAACCTCAAACATCCGTGCCCATTCATCCGCCTTATCGGTGACGGCGATCTTGCTGCCCTCGGTGGCCTCGCGCAACTCCTTCATAAGCGAAACAGCCGCGCTGTCGCCACGGGCTAGCACCTTGCTCATAACCACCGACACAATAGCGTGACCAGACATTTTTGTCCTATCGCCGTCCGGTCCTTCTACGTCGTGCTCTTTTTCGAGGAATTCAGCGTATATTTGCGACATGAGCTTTTTCTCGCGGCGGGCCTTGACGGATGCCAATCCTCCGGCGCGGGCTATTTCTCGTCGTTCTTCCGTTGTTAGCTCACCGAGAGATCGAAGATTTTGTTCGTTTGCCATTTACGCAAATATACAATCTAATTGCATAATAGTCAAGCGTTTTTTTTGAGTAGCCAGAAATAAATTTGCTCTGTTATCCACCCGGACAAATACGCAAAAGGCTCATCGTTTTCTGTCTCGTGTGGCATCGAGCGCGGTGAATGTCAGCCTTACCTGTAACCCACGCGGAATTTTACCTATACGCTATGTCCACGAATTTATTTCCTTAATCATGTCATCAATGCGCATTTTTGAATATCCAGCAAAGAACCTCGGATTCCCACCATATATCGGTATCTCAAATAATAAATACGTATCATGTATTTTCCATATTTCAGCCTTACCGTAGTCTGATTCTGGTACTACATAACAATCTCCACTATGTAATTTTAATATCTCTTCGCGCATAAAACCTACTTGGAAGCGCATGACTTTAATCTCCTAGTGGAAAGAGTTCCCGGCGGGAGGTACCTCGCCGGGTTGTTTATAACACTTGCATGAGCGTAAATCGAAATTCTGAGTCACGCGGCGAGTCGTCCGATCTTCCGCGATGTGGAGAGGGCAGGATTTGAACCTGCACGATAGATTAGGCTGAAAAGCTCTTCGGGGTGGTCAGCGTTTTTAATGTGTCGTCGCAACACGGCCCGATTCATCTATCACCCACACACGTCTGCCAATTCCGCCACCTCTCCCTTGGACGCGCCCGGTATTGAACCGGGGTCCGCGACGTTCCGCTTTGGGCTTGTGCCGCGTCGAGCCATTCCGCGCCCTTAACGGGGCTTCCACCCGCTGCCACCGAACCCCAACCCTTCCGATGTCTGACGTGTTCCACTGGTCCACGCCCCACTCTTACACTTTCGCTACGCTGGCAGTGTGGGCCTCTACTTAATGCTTAGTGCTGTATATCTGCTAATATACCAGTACTATGAAAGCGTGGAAATGTCAAGCAAAAATCATAGTTTTGACTTTGGTTCTTCATCTTTTTCGATGGTCTTTTTGAAGCACATGTTCGCGGCGACGTGATATATAACAACGCCCTCGGGCCGCATAAATCCCGGCGACGCTACGCTGCCAGTTTCTCTAAGATCGCGCAGACACATTAAGACTGCATCAGTTTCAAAAATACCGCGCCATAGAACCGGCACCACATCGCAGCACGGCGGATGCGCCTCGGCCCACCGCGTAACGTTGAACAAAGAAAACCGCTTTTCTTTCAGGCCATATCCGCGCTGTATTCCCTGCCCCCACCACTCGCCGAAGTGCCTTCCTGGTCCAAGAGTCATAAGCTCGTCTTTGTTGTCGTAGGCCCACCGCGCAAACCCAAAGTTGTCATTATCAGGCGTGATCCATCGCGTGCGGCTGCCGACAAGAAACTCGCCGTCTTCTCCGATGTATATCTGCCCATTGGTGCCGTCGATCTTCTCGGTTATGATACACTCACGAGAAAGACGGGCTATCTTTGGAAACTCGTTAAAGTCCATTGCGACCTCCTTTAAGCAATTTTACCTTCATCGCGCAAAAAATCATCAAATCGCGACGACGAAGCTCTGAAGCAATTTTTGCATAA